GGTTTGTATTATTATTCAAATATGCAGACCTTAGTAGAACCACCGCCTAATCAGTATCAAGTTGATTTAGTTAAGGACACACATATAGAGTACATGAAGTCTATACGTTTTCCTAGGTTTGTTGCTAATCATTTTAATACATATGAACTATGTCAGCCATGGAACGGTGGGGCAAGTTATAGTATACACGACTGGTGGCGTAGATGCTTTATGGCCAAGGATGATCCTCAAAAAAATCGTGGCAATCATCCCAACATTCCTCCTACATATAATTACGAAGACATAAGTTGTGTGTTTTATCAGTTTACACAATGGCACAGGGCACAAAGTTTTACTAAGTTAGATAATGAACATCAAACGACGCACGTTGACATTATGCAAAATCCTGTGTTTGGTAAATGGTTACAAGATAATAACTTGACACTGGATCAATATATTGATCGTGCTAAACGAAAAGAAATGCAAGATGCTCGAGAGTTTTTACAGACATTTACTGAAAAAGGTATTAAGGCTTATGTAATGAGTTGGCCTTCTGATCTTACGGCATATATAGAACAAGACGATTGGCTAAGAGCCAGAATGATTAAATTCGATTACAAAGGTAAAACTTATCCTAGTATAGAGCATATGATGGAAGACAGAGACGGCGAACAAATTTTACATCCTGAACTTACAATATACAGAGATGCCGAAGAATTTGAAATAACACCCTATGACATGCATCCGTCGAAAATATGTCACAGAGTAATAGCAGACAATATAATACAACATTTAGAAAGAGAAATTTAAAATGACAGCACCGCAAATGACCCCATACAAAGATGCGCTAACAGAAGCTATGACAACACTAGCAACCAAAGACGATATTCTTTTTATTGGACAGCAAATTGTTTACGCAGGTAATCCGATGAGCACTACATTGACTAATGTTTCAAAAGATAAAATGATTGAATTACCAGTTATGGAAGAAACACAAATGGGCATGAGTTTAGGTATGGCAATGGCGGGAAAAACTGTAGTTAGTTTTTATCCAAGATGGGATTTCGTTATCAGCGCAACAAATCAATTGGTTAATCATTTAGACAAGTTTGAACTAATGACTGGCGAAAAAGCACATATACTAATTAGATTAGGCAAGGGCAGTGATAAGCCTCTAGACCCAGGACATCAGCACAAAGGTAGTTACTTTGATGAGTTCAAAGCATTGTGTCCAAACATTAAATTTTACAATTTAAAAACACCTGCTGATATTACCGAAGCATATAAAACAGCCACCGCAGAAAAAGGTATTCATGTTTTAGTCGAATATCCAGAGCTATATTACATTAACTAAATTATAAATATTAACATGGAAAACAATACTAATCAACAACCAACACAAGAACCAGTTGTAGAAGAAAAGCAAAAAACAGCCGAAGAACTACAATGGGAAGAACAACTTAAACAGCGTCTAGAAGAACTACGCAAACGAGATCCTTTTATTTACAAATGAACATTTGGGGAATTAGTGCCAACAGCCATGATGCTGCCATAAGTGTTTGGCACGATAAAGAACTACAATTTGCAGGACACAGCGAACGTTATTCTGGTATCAAGAATGACGGAGACTTATGCGAAGGCATTATAGCAGACGCTAAAAAATATGGTGAGCCAGACTTAATTGTTTGGTATGAAAAGCCTTGGCTTAAAACTGTTCGTCAATTATATGCCGGACAAGGATATAAAGGCAAAGAAAACAACATTAAACAATATTTGTCTAAGTATAATTTAGACAAGCCTGTTGTATTTGGCAAGCATCATGAAAGTCATGCCGCCGCTGGATATTATACTAGTGGTTACCAAGATGCCACCGTTATTGTTATTGACAGCATTGGTGAATTTGAATGTCTTACTGTTTGGGAAGGACAGGGTAATAATCTAAAGAAAGTTTATAGCCAAAGTTATCCTAATAGCATTGGTATATGGTTCAGTGCTATGACACAACGCATTGGATTAAAACCCAACGAAGAAGAATATATTTTAATGGGCATGGCGGCGTATGGAGATCCCAACAAATATAAAGCCGATATATACAATGATTTCTTCAAGACTATACAATCACCAGTTATAAAGTTTAAACGTAACTTACATCGCGGCTGTCCTGACTGGAGACCCGATTTAATTAGCTTACAAGATACATATGACCTTGCTGCCGCTACGCAACAAATATACACAGAGATTCTACAAAAATTAAGCACATGGGCTCGTTCAACTTTAACTAGTAAAAATCTTATTATAATGGGCGGATGTGCCCTTAACTGTGTTGCTAACAGTGAGATTACAGGAGACTGGGACAATGTTTGGATTATGCCAAACCCAGGAGATGCTGGATCGAGCGTAGGTGCAGTTGCGGCCTACTTTGGTGAACAAGTTAACTGGCCAGGTGCGTATCTTGGCACGAACATGGGAAAGAAATATCCAGTTGAACAAACTATTGACCTACTTAAAACAAACAAGATTGTGGGAGTTGCTTCAGGTAGAGCTGAGTTCGGCCCCAGAGCTCTTGGCCACCGCAGTTTATTGGCAGACCCACGTGGACCAGAAATCAAAGACACTGTCAACGCAATTAAACGACGACAACAGTTCAGACCATTCGCGCCAGCAATCTTAGAAGAACATGTACACGACTATTTTGATATGCCTAAAAATATCGACACTAGTCCTTATATGCAGTTTGTTGCTCGCTGTACTCGTCCCGATGAGTTTCCTGCTATTATACACAAAGACGGAACAAGTCGTGTACAAACAGTTGGTAAGAACGACAGCCCTGGCTTCCGTAAGCTATTAGAAAATTGGTACAGTGAGACCGGATGTCCAATGTTACTAAACACTAGCTTAAACATTAAAGGCCAGCCAATGGTTAATAATCTTAAGCATGCCAAAGACTTTTACAAGAAATACAATGTGCCTGTATTATCATGAGTAAAAATATTAAATACTCTTATAATGCTGGACGTATTCTTTCTTAGTTACAACGAACCTTACGCTGACGAAAACTATGAACTTCTTTTGGAGAAAGTTCCACATGCTCGGCGTGTCAATGGAATAAAAGGCTTTACGGCAGCACATCAAGAATGTGCTCGTCGTAGCCTTACCAACAATTTTTATGTAGTAGATAGCGATGCTGTCATAGTACAAGATTTTGAATTCTTCTTTACTCCTAGTAAGTATAATACATGGTGGGGCATACCCGAAAGCGAGTGTCTCTGTCTTTGGAACAGTGTCAATCCAATCAATGATTTGACATATGGACACGGAGGTGTTAAACTGTTACCTAAGCAATCGTTATTATCCAAGAATCCAGATACTGTTGACTTTACCACTGGATTTGGTTTGAGTATTAAAGTATTTGATCAAGTAAGTAATGTTACTAAGTTTAATTATGACGAGTTTAGTACATGGCGCAGTGCCTTTCGTGAATGTGTTAAGTTAGCCACTAACTTAACCAATGAAGAACTTCGTCATAAATTAAATTACAATGATGAAGCAATAGATAAAGTAGTAGAAGAAAGCAATCAACGTCTTAAAATTTGGACTACAAAAGGCGCAAAGAGGCCATTTGGTAAGTATGCTATAGCCGGTGCAAAACAAGGCAGAGATTATGGTATAGAACATGCAGATGATTCAGAAGCGTTGCGTGTCATTAATGATTTAGAATGGATGAAAAATGAGTTTACTAAATTCACTGGACAATAAAATTAAGGCTGTTAAAAAAGAGCCACAACAAAATCCTTTGTTAAAATTAAAAGATATTCCTGTTGTCTTTTTAAGTTACGACGAACCTAACGCAGATGAAAACTTTCAATATTTGTTAGACAATCATCCTAATGCAGAAAAAGTATACAGGGTACATGGTGTAAAAGGTTTTGATGCCGCGCACAAAGAAGCTGGACGAGTTGCTAATAGTCCTAGATTCTTTACAGTTGATGCAGACTGTAAAATTGATAGAAGTATATGGACTAAGAGTGTAGAACTTACACCCGACATCGCAGAAGCCACACTAAGCTGGAGCAGTCGTAACGTTGTTAATGGCTTGGTATATGGTAACGGTGGCGTTAAGCTGTGGTATACTAAACATGTCATGAACATGAAAAGTCACGAAGCCGCAGATCCAGAAGACGGCACAAACAATGTAGACTTTTGTTGGGACCCAGAAAATTATAAACAAATGAATAATACATATGGTGTTGTTCATAATAACTCCAGTGCCAAGCAAGCTTTTAGAGCAGGCTTCCGTGAAGGCATTAAAATGGGCCTGGACCAGGGAAAGAAAGTTCCTGTACATGACTTTAAGCATAAAATGTATCCTGCTAATTATGCTCGTTGGCTAATTTGGATGACTGTTGGCCGTGACGTTGAAAATGGCGACTGGGTAATTTATGGCGCAAGATTGGCCGCTTATAAATTATATGTAGAAAACTTTGATCACACAGTTATTGCTGACTATGATTGGTTCCATAAGTTCTGGGAAACACAATCTCAAATTTTATCACATGGAGAATATTTAGAAAGTCATAGTCATAAGTTATTAATCGACCTGCGCGATAGTTTAGGTTTACCATTAACTGAGATTGATGCGGAACAAAGTATTTGGTTCAAGCATGTACACATTAGTCCTAACAAAGGCCTAGGTTGGCCGGCATTGTTAAATCAAAGCGCATTACCTTTATACGGGTTCACATTGCCTAAATATTAATATGAACATACCTGTATATTTTCTTTACACAGACGAAGACAATCTCAATGAGAACTGGGAACGTTTATTGAAAGTAGCTCCATGGGCAGAAGCAATCGCTAGTACTGGCACAATATTTGAAAGCCACAAGCATATTGCCAGTTTATGTAACGGTGATAGATTCTATGTAGTAGACGCAGATTGTTGGATTGTCGATGGTTTTACTTTTGACAAGCAAATAGAACTTAAACCGAAATATGTAGCAGTATTTAGAGCAAAAAATCCTGTTAATGGATTAGTATACGGCCATGGCGGTATCAAATTGTTTAGTAAAGATTGTTTTAGTGCAGAACGTTTGGATAAGCCCGATATGACTACAACATTGGCAGATGGATATATTAAATTAAACATATTAGCCAGCGAACATAGATTTAATTATAGTGCTTATGCTACATGGCGAACAGCATTTAGAGAAGCAGTTAAACTTAGTGCTGGTATTAATAAGAATAACAATGACCAAGAAAGTCTAGATAGACTTAATATGTGGCTTAACGCAGGACTCGAAGCACAGTATGGATATTTTGCTGTACACGGTGCGAGACAAGGCGAACAGTACGCAAGATCAAAAGACGTGGACTTTACAATAGTAAATGACTTTGATTGGCTACAGAATAAATTTTGTAAATGGGTAGGATTAGATGGAAACAGATAAAATCACGTGGCTCTTTGGAATAGAAAAATATTTCCATTTTGTACAAGACGTTAGAAAAAAACAATTTATACGAAACATTATAAATTTAAAATATGCAGATCAACAGTCAAAACCATGGTCTCTTAAAAACTTAATCTCTGATGATTACAGTAAGTATCCGGTTACGTTTCGTGAAGATCGTTTGAATTTTTACACAAACGTTTGTTCATTAAATGAAATAACTACACGCGATATTGTAGGTACACTACACTCTATATGGCCCGAAGACGAGTTTGTTCATAAGCTATTTCAAATTGTCGATGATGGATATGAAGATGTATTGCCTGTGATATTTTCTAAGAGCCAAGTACTTAGTAAAATTTGGATGGCAGAAATATTGTCTAAATTTAATTTAAATTTTAACAATGTGCTATTGATCGGCGGCTGGTTAACACATCACAGCCTGTATCTTAGAGACATTAATTATAATAAATTGTTTAGCATCGACCCTGATTCTAGCATCAATGAGTTAATAGCTATTATGAATCCAGATGCTTATGTAGAGAACAAACAAATCAATCAATGTTTTGATTTAGAAAATAATCTAACATTTTATGACAAAATACTTGAAGCAGACTTAGTTATTAACACAAGCAGTGAACATATGGATACAGAATGGTTTGAAAAATTAAAACCAGGTACAACGGTGTTCATCGAAAACAACAGCGACCCTATCGAAGAACATGTTAATTACTCCGAGACTTTACCGGACTTTTTAAGAAAGTATCCAGTAACAACTACTTACTATCGCGGAGAAATTACATTTCCTAAATACAAAAGGTATGCTCTGTACGGAGTAAAATAATGTATAATTACAGTGATATTACCACTGTGCATTTAGAAATGACTGAGGCGTGTAACGCCTCTTGTCCTATGTGCGCCAGGAATTTGAATGGCGGAGAAGTCAGCCCATTGTTACATGGCGCAGAACTCAGCATCGCCGACATCGAACGTATATTTCCCATAGATTTTATTAAACAATTAAATCGTTTGTACATGTGCGGCAACTATGGCGATCCAGCAGTTGCTTCTGATACTTTAGAAGCATTTGCTTATTTTAGAGAACACAACCCAAAAATCAATCTTAGCATGCACACCAATGGCAGTATGAAAAAGCCAGAGTGGTGGGCTGAACTTGCCAGTGTAATAGGACAAAAAGGTTATGTTATATTTGGTGTAGATGGATTGGAAGACACCAACCACTTGTATCGTCAAGGCACAGTTTGGAAAAAGATAATGGAAAACGCACAAGCATTTATTGATGCTGGTGGCAGAGCTCGTTGGGACTATATTGTATTCGCACACAATGAACATCAAGTAGAAGAAGCCGAAGCACTAGCCTCTAAGATGGGCTTTGAAAAGTTTAACATCAAAAAGAGTAATCGCTTCTTTAGTAATACTCGTGGCGAAGTTAAACAAGAACATCAAGCAGGCAATCGTAAGGGATCAGCAACCGCATTGTTAGCAATGCCCACTGATCCAAAGTATCATAATGCTGCCATTAAGAACTTAGCAAATATAACAGCGGGACAAAAGTCTGATCCCTACGAATTAATAACTACAGTAGAAGCTCTTAAAGACAAAGTTGGCAGTCAAAAATTTACTACAGATCCAGAAAAGAAAAAGCCCATGGAAAAATATTGGGATACTGTTCCAATTAAATGTAAAGTCGCTGAAGAGAAAAGTATATATGTCACAGCGGAAGGATATCTACAACCTTGCTGTTGGACTGCTGGGCAAATGTATGTTTGGTATTGGAAAGAACAAGGCGGCCAAATCTGGCAAGCTATTAATGAAGCCGGACTAGATTCGTTGGACTTAAAAAAGCATGGCATTAAAGATGTTGTCGAAGGCAAATTTATGCAGGAAATAATTCCAAACAGCTGGAACAAGTCTAGTTGCGCCGAGGGAAAGTTGGCAGTATGCGCTAAGACTTGCGGCACTAAATACGATGCATTCAGCGAACAATTCAAATGACACTAAAAAAC